ACCTGCCCGGCCACACCCAGCGCACCACCCAACGGCGCAGCGCCTGCCTGGGTTGGGGCCACGGCATCAGCATTGGCCATGGTCAAGGTGGCTTGCTCACTCAGGTCGTACTCAAACTCATCAATCGCACTGGCAAAGCGTTCTGCTGCCACACCGATCATGGTGTTATTGGGCACGAACTGAGAGCCGATCACCGAATAGCCCAGGGCCGATGTGCTGCCATCGGGGAAGACGAATTGCCCCAGGGCATTGGTCATCGTGCGCAGCGTGAACAGCTTGGCTTGAGGGACCAGAATCACCGGCTTGGTGCCCACGTTGGCCGCTGAGAAGGCGGCATTGATGGCGGCCAAGTCGGCCTGCAAGGCGGCATAGCCACCACCCACGGCCCCGGCAATGGGAACCACACCATTGAGCAATCCGGCAGGGCGCACGCCGGCCACCTCGGCCTTGTTGTCGATCATGGAGCTGTCGAGCAGGTTGGAGATGAACTCTCGCAACATCAGGCGCATGACCTCCACGGCGGCCGGATCGCTGGCCCGTTGCAACTCCTTGGTGATCGGGATAATCCCGCCCATCTTGTAGCGCCACAGGCGTTTGCCGGTGATCGACCCCTTGACCACCGGAATGACACCAGCCTCGCCCACCCAGGCGGTGGAACCTGTGCTGACACCGATGTCAGTTTGTGGAATCAAGATGCTTTGCGCGCCGCCAAAGTTCAAGGATTGCCCCAGGGCGGCAAGGCTTGGCCAGATCGAAGTCGGACCCAGGGCGGCGTCCAACATGGCACGCGTTTCACTGCGCACCAACTCAGCGGCCCAGCCCACGGTCGTGGTGTCGGCCGAGCCGACCAGTGAGCGCGCAATGGCGATCACCTCGGGCTCAGTGGCAAACATCTCTTGCGCCACTTGATCGACACCGCACTTGCGTGAGCGGGCAATCGAGCAGGCCAAGGTGACTTGTGCCAGGCGCCACCCGGGCGGCCGGTCGGTGGTCTCGGTTCGCCGCGTGTTGACGGCCGGGCCTCGGTTGTTGTCGCCATTGGCGGCGGTGGCCACCGCGCGGGCCACCGGGGAGGCGGCAGCGGGCGCGGGCGGTGTGGTGCCAGCAGCGCGGCGCGTGGCCGCTGTCTCGGCACTGCGCAACACCGTCAGCCGTGAGAACAACTGGTCGGCCTCGGTGGTGGCCCGCTGTACGGCGGTCAGGTTGGCCTCGCTGGAATCTGATTCGAGCGATGTGGTGGCGGATGACAGCGCGGTGAGCGCCGTCTCGTGTGCAGCCTGCGCGGCTGCAATCATTTCGGTCAGTGTCATGATGGTGGTCCTTTGAGGGTTCGCACCGGCAACAGCCGAAGTGGTGCGGGCGATGGATACCTGGGCAGGCGTTGGGCGCGACAGCGCGGCCAGCTCGGCATCGTTGAAACCCAGCGAACGAGCGACCGCGACGGCCGATGCATTGGCGGGAAATTGGGTGAGGGTGATCTCGCGGACCTTGCCCTTGCGGTAGCGTTGGCCGGTCTGCACTTGCCGACCGTTGGAGGTCTTCAAGATGGGCTCAATGTCGGATCTGGCAATGTCGAAATACACGGACGCGGCCAGCGGAAAGCCGCCCCGGTGCAAAGCACGCACAAGGTCAGCCATGCGCGAGGCCCCAGGGGGCAACAGGCGCAAGGTCGAATAGGTCTGGGGGCCAGCACGCTCCACGCTGTGCCATTCGCCGATGGCCGCCTCCAGGCGGTGGGAATGGTCAGCCACGGCGGGCAAGGTAGCGGGGAACTCAAGACCGGCTTGAACGACCACATCGCCCAAGGTGTCCTCGTCTTCGGAGGAAACACGGAAGCGGATGTCATCAGAGACAGCGGCGGGTGCCCCGGCAACGGCGGGCAGGCCTCCGCGTTTTTCGACGCGGATCAGGCTGGCGTCAGTGGCGTCCACGGTCGGCACCTGGCAGCTTGGGCACGGGGGCCTGTTGCTGCGGTGTCGAGCCGGGGGACCGTCGCTCGGTTGGAGGTGGAAGCGACCGACGCACGCCTTGAGGGGGGCGGTTGCGTGTGGTCATTTGGCCCGGATTCTAGGCCCCTGTTTTGAAGGGGTCAATCGAAACGGCATGCCCCAACATGTGCCCATGGCGCAGCTTGCAATGCGGCCTTGCATGTTTGCAATGCAAACACCGAACAGCACAAATCAGCACATGAACATGCACGCATTCCGCAAGGCAAACGCCTTGGCTTTCATGATTGCGCATCCTCATCAAGCCAGGCCGCAGTCATGCCCGACGCATCCACCCGCTCGCGGCGCGGCCCGTGCTGGTGCTCCAGCTTTTCAACCGATTGACGGTTATCGCATGGCGCGCACAGACTGCGCAGGTTGGTCAGCACCAGGGCTAAATCCGGGCGCTGGCGCCTTGGCTTGATGTGATCAATGCGCGAGCTTCCCAACTTGCGCAGATCGGCGCCACACAGCACGCAGCGGTATCGGTCCCGCTTGAGCGCACGGCGGCGAAGCTCGCGCCATTGGGGGGAGTGGTAAAACGGATCGCCCGGCATGGTGCAGCCCTTTCCGATTCGCAGAATCAGCCGACCATGGCCAGCACGTCAACTTCTTGGGTGAGCTGGCCCTCGGGCAACGCCGGAAAGGCGGCCATGATGGCAGCTACCAGCGGATCAATGCGTTGGGTTGATTTGGCCTTGTCCAACTTGCGACTACCGGCCGGATCTTTGACCGCTATCGCATTGGCCGCGCCCATGGTCAGCAAGGGGTGGCCACCATGGCGCAAGCGCCCGCCCATCAAAGCCGCCTCGAAGGCCTCCAGGCGCGGCGAGATATCCCGAAAGCCCTGGCCCACCGGCTTCCATGTGGCGATCATCCTGGCCAAGCGCGTTCGCTCGGCTGCTGCCTTGAGCACATCCATCCGCCAGCGGTCGAACTCAGCCGATGCGATGTTCATCCCCAGTAGCTGGATGATCAGGTCATCACACAACCAGTCATAGTCAACGCTGGAGCCGGGCACGGCGCGCAATTGGCCCTTGTTCACCCAAACGTCATAAGGCGCTCGATCTCGCCGCGCGCGCTCCTCCAGGCCTGCCTCGGGCGTGTAGCAAAAGGGCAGCAGCAGGACATGCCCTTCATCGTCTTCGCAAGCGGCCACCACAGCGGTTAGATCGGTACGTGCTGACAGGTCGATCCCCAGGTGAACCGGGCGGCCATCTCGAAACAATGCCTCGTCTACCTCGCCCGCGCCCAGGCGCCAGACAGCCGGCGCAAAGGCAAGCCGTTCTTGTGCCACCCGCTGGTTGAGGCACAGATTGCGGAACGAGGCCTCATTGGCCGGGATGCGCGAGGCCTTCTCGGCTTGTCTGCGCAAGTCTTGCCGCTGGCGAAAGCGCGCCGGGTTGGCCGCATCCCATGCCGCCTCATCCAGCAATTCACAACCTTCGGGGGCGGCATACACCCGGCAAACAATATGCGGGTCATCGCTGCGCACCGCGTCATCGATCCACAGGGACAACAGGTCGGCATCTGAGGGCGCCTGGGTCGAGATGACAATCAGCAGTGGTGCCTCATGCGCGCCCTGTGAGGTCGTGATGGCCTCAACGAATGGATCAGTAGGCCCCCGAATCTGGCCCACCTCATCCAGGATGGCCAGGGCAGGCGATTTGCCGTGTGCGGTCTTGCCCTCTGCGGCCAGGGCCTGATATTCAGTGTTCATCGGCAGGCCCACCAGGCGCTTCAAGGTGGCCGCTGGCCGCACAAGCGAGCGCAAGCGCGGCGATAGCTGAACGATCTTCCAGGCCATGTCATAGACAATCCCGGCCTGATCACGCGACATGGCGCCGCTGACAATCTGCGCATTGCGCCGGGCCTCCGGGCCGACCAAGAACACCAGCACCAATGCCGCGATGAATGCGGTCTTGCCGTTCTTTCGCGCGATTGAAAGGATGGCCGTGGAGGTGACAGCGCGCGGGTTGTCGAACACCGCCACGATGAATTCACGTTCGAACGCGTCAAGCTCAAAAGGCAGGCCCACCAGGGCACCGGCTGGGACATGGCAGAAAGTTTCAATGAAGCGTATTGCACGCTGGCCGCGCGTTTCCCTGGGCAGCTCGCGGGACTTCTTGTCGGGCGACTGCTCAGCCCCTTGGGATGAGGTCATCGGCCCGTTCATACGCTTCCCGTAGGCGTTCCTGAGCCAGTGCAGCGGTGGCCACGTCGCGCGGGTCCGCTCCATCGGGGCCGATGGCCGACGATTGCAGCAAGCCCAGGCGAGAGCCCAACGCAAGCTGGAGACGCAATTGCGAATCGTGAAGCAAGATCAGCGGGTTGACGATGGGCGTTCCCCGGGCGTTGATCACAACCCGCCCTGATGCGGCAATGGCCGCCTCTGTCTCCTCGCAATCGACCCACAACCGCACCATCTTGAGCACATACCACAGGTCAATCGCCCGCCATGCCCCCCGAGGTCTCGCGCGTGTGAATTCGGCCCAGACCACCCGTTCTCGGTCGCTGCGAAAGCTCAAGCCATCTGGAAGCGGCACCGCATCGTCAAGCGCGCCCGAGGCCAGCGTCACAGCATCGCTGACCGACCGGCGGCCCTTCTTGGGCAGCTTTTGGAGGGGGAGCTTTTCCGGGACTTTCATTTTTCGGGAC